TCAATTGCTTTTTTCACTGTTGCCTCATCTTTCGCCCAAGATTTTACATTGATGCAATCGGCATCTGCAAACGGGTTGGCCTTTTCTTTGCTAACGTCAGGCAGTTGCTGGCTGATGTCGAACAAGGTGTTGACCAATTCTTGCTGCGAATCGGGTAAGGTCAAGAAATCAATCACTACTGGGGCTGCTTGCGCCTGTGCCTTTTCTTGCCCGATAGCGTTTGCCACTTCATCTGCCGTGGCGAATTCAGTACCGCCAAGGCCAAACGCTGCCAAGGCCCTACCGATTGCCGATGTTTCAGCATTTTCAAGGGCAGATGTTTTGTTAATGCTGGATGCCTTGCGATATTCTTCAGCGTGGCCAGTTGCTACCAACCGCCCTTCGGGGTTGAAGATGTTGGCTTTCATCACTACGCATTCGGCATCTCTTGTCAGCACCTCAGTTGTTAATGAATAATCAGGGCATGCCGCCTTGAACTTTTGCACACGCAGGGCCACTGTTTCGTACTCCCTGCCGTGAATGTTTACTTTGCCGTTGTTTTTCATAGGTTTTATTTGTAAAAGGTGATTAAATTAGAAAGAACGATTTTTGCTTGGCGCATTACCATTTCGCTGGGTATCAACGGCGGCTGCGACCTGAATGTGGCGAATAGTATCGGCCTACCTTTGTCGGGCTTGCCGATAATTTGGATTTTGCTGCCGCCAACAAGTGGCGATTCGATTAGGGTTATTTTCATGCTGCTATTAGTTTGATTAGTGTCATATTTTATATTACATTTTATAGGCCAAAAAAGCCCTACCGAAGTAGGGCTTGCTTTTCAGCTTCTTTATTTAGTTGTCAAGATATTTTCTAAAGGCCTGAATTATGTCTATAAACAAATTAGCCATCCTTGTTTCATGGTTAATCATTTTCAACAAAAATTCTTCAGCGTTTAGGTCGTTTTTGGTTTCTGCATTAGAATCAATCTTAACGCTTTTTTCTTTTTGTTTAGGCTTTCTTTTGTAATTCTTGTTTAATGTTTTTTTGTATTGATAATAATCTGCTGCCGAATTAACAATAAGTTCGTTTTCTTTTTTCTGGTCCATTTCTACCCAATGGTCACAATTGCCTATTCTTTCAATAAGCCCTTGTTTTTGCATGATTCTAATTAAGGTATCTCCAACTTGGGCAGCCCTTGCTATTTCTTTTCTTGATAAACAAGTTGGCAAATGCTTTTGAGATTGCGTCAAAGTTTTGATGACTTGAATCCTTTCGTTTAACGGTTTTTTGTTTTTCATTGTTTTGTGTTTTTAATGGTTAATGAAATTTGTACTGCAAACCTAATAGTTATTTCAACACGAAATCAACAACAAGTGTTAAAAAGTGTTAAAACAAAAAAGCCCCGATGTGGGGCTTCGTAGTATTAAAATCAGGTTTACCCTGACAAATGCGATATAAAGGCTTATTCTTTGATTTTCGATACAATCCCCTTGCCCTTGCGAATAATGTCATATAACCGCTTTAAAAGCGTTGTGCCAGTCATTTTCTCGATATTCTCATCTATGCTTTTAAACTCAATCCCGATTAACGCAACGCCTACCGCCTTGGTCAGTACAAAAGATGTGTTCACAAACTGGCCAAGAAGGTCTCCAACAATGAAAACGTCCATAACAAAGAAGGTTAGAACTACGCTTTGGTACATCACCATCTTCCAAACCACTCGGCTCAGTTTTTTGCTTTCGATTTTCTCACCCGTTTTATGGGCAGCCATCATGCCAAGTAAGGTGTCAAGGGTAATGAATGCGCCAACGGCAATCATGATGCCAGCAACTGGTGCAAAAAATGCAAGTATTGATGCTGAAATGTATGCAAAGGTAGATTTCATTTTAAGGGATATTTACACGGTTTACAACCATTGGGGTGCAAGTGTAGCACCTGTCGTTTGGTAACCGCAAATTAGCCAACAAGGTCTGCATTTCGGTGTTGTAATACTGCACGTAAAGGCTGCGCTTTTCGTTAGCATCTTCTTTGTTGATCGTGGTTACGTTGTTTAGGCGGTCGCTGAACAAGATTTCATCCATTAATTCAACACCTGAAGCATACAACATGGCCCGGCGAAGCCGATTTGAAAACTGGCACATCCAAGTTGAATCATCGCATTCAATAGAATAGTTTAACGATACGCCGTGCGTGTAACCAATCCCCACTAAATTAGTATCAGTCAAAGAACCTGTTTTGCTTGTTTCAACGGCCCTTGTAAACAACAAGTCGCTGAACCTTGACCGCCGTCCTTTCGTGCAGCTTGCACAGGCGGTTGGGTTTATCCAAGTGTCAAATGCGGCAGATAAGCCAGCATCAACCGCAACCATTAAATGCAAATCTTGGCCGTTGGTTGGGTAGCTTTTATTTATCAGCACCTCGGTAATCTGCCCAGCAACTGAAGTGAATGGTATTGTGTCGATTATCGTGCCCTGAATAATATCAATCACGTAGATGTTGTCGGTAACCGCCCCGGCAAAGAATATAGAAACGCTGTTTAGGTTGAATTTAAGATATGGGTAATCGCTGACCAATATCTCAACCCCAGCATATTTGCCAACCTTGGCGGCATCGTTTACCTTGTTTTCATCAAAGTACCCGATTGTGCCTTTGTCAACCACCGAATTGAATCTGCCCTTGATGTCCATAAATGAACGAAAGTCGCTGACAATTTTGTCCCCGGCACGTTCAACGGCCGCATTCATTACATCGTAGCCGCTGGATTGTTGGGCATCACTAACGTAGTCGGCTTGGTACAAATCAAAGCCGGGCAGCGTTGCCAATGACACCTTGTTGCTGGGTGTTGACGTGCAGCCATCGGGCACGAAAATCAAATCGGTTAGACAGGTTGTTGGCATAATGAAAAATTATCGACCACCACAATTGCAGCCTCCTGGCCGTGATGTCGGTTTTGGTTTTGGTTTGTATTTCATAGGCTAAAAATAAGGGGGGATTGCTCCCCCCGTTATTTGTGAATTGCAGGCAGATTAAACTCCTACGAATTTCAAGATGCCGTTAACACCTTCCAAGCGGTCACCAGCTTGGTACATGTCAGCAGGCAAGAAGATGAAGTCGTGGTTTAACGCAACCTCAAAATTCCACACCTTGCTGTCTGCACCGTTGCAAGTGTACTCAGCACGGTAGTCGAAAGTTAATGGCAGGTTAGGATCAGGATGCTGAAGCGTACCTTGAACAAGCGTGCTGTCGTTCATCTCAAGGATGCCTTTGAATTCGTTAAACGAAATCATTTGAACAGCACCGGGGATGATTGAATAAGCAGCAGTTGGGGCTGTGTCATTTAACTGAATTCTGCGGTCGTAACCGTATGTGATGCCAGCTTGTTGTGCATACAATCCGGTTGACAAACCTCCATCAGTAAATGCAGGGGGAGCAGCAGCGTTTAACGCTTTGATGTACTTCCACCAAGTTTCGCCGCCGAAAACGTAAGGCATGCCGTTAAATTCGTTAGCCATGTTCTCGAAAGCAATTACTTCGGTAGCATCGTAGTTGGGCCCTCCAGCACTCAAAACGGTATCAGCGTTCTTGCTGGTGCTTGTGCCGGGCGCAAGTCCATTATCAACGTCAGAAGCGAAGTTACCGCTGTTGGCGATGATTTGGATGGCAGCGTTTGTGGCTACTTTGCGGGCCAAAACGTCCATCATTTTGAACACCTCTTTGGCGATGTAGTTGCTGTCGGCTTCGCAACGTTCTTCAAGTTCGGATGCAGTCAGTTTGAAACCAACGTGGTAACCGTCAGAAGGGGTAAGCGAATACAAAACCGAAGTTTCGCCGTCGTTAGACCAAGTACCGCAGGTTACACGACCGCCGTCTTGCACCATTGATTCAAGAAAACGCTGGCCGTAAACTACCTCAACTGTTTTGCGACCGTGGTCACGAAAGTTAAGTTGGTTTTGGATAACGTCTGAGCGGTTAGGCGCAGATAAGATAAAAGAAAGCAAAGGCAAAGGCTCGGCTTTCAAGTTGTCAACCCCAAAGGAGTCGAACAGGGATAGCTGCACATTAGGGCAAGCTATAAATGAAGATAATGCTGACATTGTATTTGTTTTTTAATTGTCAATTTGTTTATGCTGCCTATTTTTTCGGGGGCAACGTCACCCGACAATGCGCCATTTTGGTTCGGCAGCGCAGCCGACTTACACAAATTTACCAACAATGTGGCAAATGCATTGTTTTTTTTACCAATTTTGCTACATGGATAACGAAATACCACAACCAAGCAAGCCCGTCATCACGTTTTTTGACCAATACGGGGGCAGAAATTGCCCTGACGGCGAACCGACCAGCAACTATCAATGTGCACCAAGGGCACATCACAACAGCATCAAGGCTGCATACAGCAAGCGCATCGAATTTGCTGTTGAAATGTACGATGAACTGCGGCGGCACGGCATGAATCGGTATCAGGCAGCCACCGAAGCTGCAACGGCCTACGATATTAACGAAGATAAGTTGCTGCGGATTGCCCGAAAAACGCTATAATGGGGGAAAACTACCGCCATGCCGTTCAAAAGTGAAGCCCAGCGTAAATTCTTGTATGCAACCAACCCAAAATTGGCTGCAGAATTTGAAAAGAAAACCCCGAAGGGCATGAAGTTGCCTAAAAAATCGCCTAAGAAGTAGGGGTTATATTGCCATCTACGTCAAGAAAGCGGTCAATTGTGTTGATGTGAAAGCCTGCGGTAAGTAGCATGCCCCGTAATGACTGAATAATATCCTCAATGCCAGCATCGTTTGGCAGTTCGGTTGATACTTCAATATCGTAGCTTCTAATTGTAATTTTCATGTTGTCGTGCATGGCAAAATCTTTTAATCAAAGTTACAAACTTTTGCCAGTATTTACGCTTACTGGCAATTTTAAGTCCCTCACCAATGGTGAGATAATTCGCCAAAAGGTAAAGAATAATTGACCTTTGGCGAAATATACCCTATCGGTGATTAGTTCACATCTATTGGTTTGGTATATACCCGATTGGGCATAAAAAAAGCCCCACCGAAGTAGGGCTGTTGGGCCTATGCATTAGTTATAGGTAAGGCTAAGGAAGCGACTCCCAAGACATATCATTGTAATTAATTCCTTTTTCGTAACCGATTTGGACTTTCTTTTTTTCAAGTCGTTCTTGATGGTCAACATCGGGGTCATTTGAAATTGAAAGCAAGTAAAGGACTGCTCCTGTAACGTGATTGTAAAGTCTATAATGTGTCATTTTGATTAAAATTTGTAGAAGCCCAGCCGATAACAGCCATTTTGCGTAATGGCAGGTTCAGTGGTAACTTCAAGGTTTGTAATTCTATTTAACATCTGTGCTTGTTTGAAAATTTGTGCTTCTAATCTGCCACTGACAGCAAGCGGCAAACCGTTATTCACACCCCAAACATACAAACTATTTCAATGCGAAAATGTTAATAAGTGTTAAAAGAAAAAGCCCCACCGAAGTAGGGCTGTTTAATCAGTTCAGGCTTTTCAAATGCCCAAGTAAAATCACATTATAGTGTATTTTATTGGTCTGTATGTTTTGAAACGCAAGACGAAACGGGCAAAATCACATTATAGCGTGAATCCGCCGCTTAGATTTTGATACCTTGGGCACGTGCCTTCGCCAGCCATGCCTCCTTGGCTGCGGCAACTGCCGGATTCATTTCTTTGCCGTTCACCGTTGTAGTGGTATTCGGTTTTCCGTTTGCACCTTGGCCGCCGTTGTTCAGCTTGTAACGCTTGGTTTCTTTCAAGGTCTTTTCAAACAACTGTTCAGCTGTTAATTGCGAAGTCGTGCCGCCTGTAACGATGTTGCCCTCCATATCATAAACAAGCAACTTGCCATTCTCCTTGCGAAAATCGTACTTGCCTTGAATTTGCGTCAGCCAAACACCTTGTTTAACAATGGCATCAGCGTCATCAACCCAGTTGCTCGCATCAAATAAGCGTGTAACCTCGGCCTCGGTTTGGGCCTTTTCAAGTTGCTTAACCGCATCGGACTTGGCATTTTCAACAGCGGCCAGTAGTTCAGCTTCTTTGGCCTTTGCGGCCTCGGTCATTTCACGAAGTTGGTCACGTTCTTTTTTGATTTGCTCAATATCAGGCTGCGACTTGCCAGCTTCGATGGCTGCGGCCAACTGCTCGTTTAACGATTGCATCTTGGCTGGGACAAGTTCAACAAGTTCATCGAATGACTTGCCTTTGCCCTCATCACCAATCAGGGCCTTTAGCTTGTTCTCAGCCGTGCCCCGTGCTTTGCCGAAAGTAGCATTGATTTCTTTCAGGTGGGTTTCACGGTCGATAAAGCGTTCGCCAAGGGCGGTGCGGATCGTGTCCTCATTCGCATCTTCGGGTACTTGGATGCCTGTTAGTTTTTCAAAGATTTCCTTATTGATTTCCATCGGTTGTTGTTTTAGTGGTTCTTGTTTTTTTACTACCTTCTAACTGCGCTTGCAGTTCGGCAATTTTCGCCTGAAGTTCGGCCTCCTTGCGTTCGGCATCGGTTAAGCGGTTTTCAAGCGAAGTCATTAGCTGGCTTTGTTGCTCAACTTGGTCAATGAACTTGCGGTCAATGTTGTAGCCGTTGAAGTTTTTGGCCTCCCAATCTTCAACCAACATGTACCCCAATGCGCCGAACTTGGCTTTCATTTCGGCGATTTTCGGCCATGCCCTTTTTGGGACTTCAAGTTTTCTGCCGAAGTTGGCAGGTTTGCCGGGATTGTGCGTCCTTTCGGCTTGGTGTTTAGCTACCCTAATAAAGGTGTAGCTTTCTCGAATTTGCGTCATATTTTAGCATTTTGTTTATGCTAAGGTAAGACCTTCCTGCGAATTGGGCAACTCAGGTGTGCCCAACTCTCTACGTGCTTGTTCTTCGCTTATGCCATACATTCTTGTTACGAATGCAACAGCGGCATCTAAATCATAAACACCCGATGCAACTGCCTTGGCGATTTCGATAAAGCCAGTCAATCCACCTACGGTTTTGCTTAGTTCTGTGCCGCCAAGCATGGCCTGACCATCGATTTGTTTCGGCATAAACGGCTCGGCAATTGTGGTCGCAATCCCAAGAACGATTTCACGTTGCTGGGCTGTTTCAAGTTCATCAAAGTTTTCGTTCTCATCGTATGCCTGATTCAAGATAGTCACGAAACTATTGTGCAGAATAACCTCGGCCTCGGTTGCCGTGCTGCCAAGCATGCCCCTAACGGTCAGGTCATCTTTTGACCAAAGCCTGTCAAGTTTGATTTGCAACTTAATCATCTTCTCAACCTTCGGTGATGCGTTGAATCTTGTGCCGACATATTGGTAAAGCAAAGATGCGACTGCGCTGTCCGGTAGTGATTGTTCTTTGGCCGTCCCGATTTCGCTGGTGATATCCTCGTAGCTTCTGAAGTTGAAAGAAGTAGGTACTTGAATGCTTGGCTTTTCAAAGGCAGCACCATAACGCATCCAGCCAATGGCCTCGATTGCCATATCCATCAACGCAAATAATTCACGTGCAAACTGCACCATAAACGTCTGCCATTCTTCTTTCTCAATTTGCTTGCCTGTTGCCGTTGCTGAATTGGCTTGCTCAGGCTCGAAGAACATACCAAACGCTGACCGCCGCCTTGCTTCAATTTGGTCGCTGGTGTACTTTAGAATTTCGCTTGGCGGCGCAGCAAACTGAACCGGCGGTGACATAGCCAACTGGTTTGTTTCGCCCATTCGGGTTGTGGCCGCTACCTCGTATATCCCCGTTGGGCTGTGGTTTAAGTTTTTGCCTGTGCCATTACATTTGCCGCAAGTAGAATAGCCATTGGATTCGTTGTTCCAAACCTGACCGCCATCGCAGCCAGCGGCATCGCACCTATCAACAACGGCAATGATAATCGGGAAAGCCAGCCGATAGGTTGACATCATTAGGTTGCTTTCCAACCGAATGACCGTGTTCAGGTGCGGGATTGCATCGGCAAAGGCTGACCGATACAAAACCTCACCATCCTTCATCTCAGGCTTGCCGCCAAGTTTCCATGCTGGCAAATAGCCCCAGCCGTGCCGAAATACTTCAACCACTTCAAAGGTCAGGTTGCCTTTGGCATCTTTGCCGTTTACATAGCCTTCGTAAATAGATAGCTTATCCACATATTTAAAGCCCATTTTATCACCATCCTTGCCGTTCCAAAGTAGCGCATATTCCCCAGCCTTGTACCCAGCAATGTACTTTTCTTCGTAAATTTTAGCTACTGGCGAAACCAACTCCGACTGGTCAACCACTTCGTATTCATTGCCTTCTTCATCAATAGCCGTTTTCATCGGCAAATACTCAGGGCAAACCAACAGCAATTGGTTAGGGTAGTTTATCTTTCGTTCACGTACAATGTCAAAAAAGTAGGCTTCGATTGAATAGTATTCAGGGTAAAGGCCGTAAAAATACTCCTTCTGCTCATCATTGGCCCACTCAATAGAATAGTTTTGGCTGTTTGCAACGGCCTTGGTTCGGTTCAATGCCCGATTCCATTCGGTGTTCGTAGTAGGTTCGTACAGCCCCTTTTGATATTCCCATTCTTCGGGCTGCTGGTTAGGTGCTTTTGACCGCAGGATTTCGTATGGGAACTGGTTTGCTTCAGCGTGTACACAAACTGCATTGTGTTCACGAATCGTGAACGGGTATATTTCTGTGAACTCAGGTAGGCTTTCGTAGTATGCCTCGGTTTGAAAGGTCTTGTCGTACTTAGACGGCATCCCAACGATGTTTCGCTTTTTACGAATTTGCTTGGCTGCGTGGTCAATTAGGGCGAAGATGTCTGCCATGTGGCTTGTTTTTTGATAAAAATACGCAATCTAAACTATATGCTTCAAAAGTTCTTTTAATGGTAGCTGAATGACCGCATCGGTGTAGTCGTGATGGCCAGCCAAAATCAGGCAATTGCCATCGGCATCAATCTCCAAATGGCTTGGGAATGTCACGAAATCCAGCATCGGCTTGCGCCAAGTGTGGGGTGCTGGGGGTATGTCCTTGCCGTTCACAAAGGTAGCTTTCCAAAGCGGTGTTCTGCTCCATCGCAAAGCCTTAAATGGCGGCTTGGCCTCCAACTCCATAAGCCCAGCCCAGTATAAATTGATAGCGTTCACCCTTTGCCGCACGTGAAAGATGGTGTAAAGTTTGCCGCCATGCTCAACCAATTGCGTGCCGCCTCTAATATGCCCCCGTGTCAAGGTCGGTATTTCGGTTTGGTATTCAGCAACAGGCTGGCCAAGGTCATACTCAACAACGTGGCCAGGCCCGTACAAAACGTGCAACCGCCCATCGTAAACAAACGGTGACCAGTTCTTTTCTCGGCCATCATGGTCTTTCGGCCTGCTTGCTGGCGGTTTCATCTGCCAACATTCGGCAGTATCGATATACCCAAAGTACATCTTGCCGCCATCGGTGAAAACTAAGGCTGGCCGCCCGTTAAATTCAAAGCATCGGGGATCTTCGGCATGCCCGTTTTCGGTCTTGAACTTCAGCAGCTGCGGTGTTGAAAGGTTGCCGTCTGCCCAATCCATTACTGCCAATTTTCGGTCTTGAAAAAACCTTGGTTTGTCAAGCCGAACAACATACTTGCCCTGAACAATTGACCCGTTGAAAGCGTTAGTGAATGGCTTTGGTGCAGCCTTGCCGTAGGGTAACAACTGCATCTCAGGTGTCAATGCTGGCACAATAGCATCGTAATGAATTTTACGCACATCAGCCGCTGGCTTTTTGGTCGGCTTGCTTACCGCAAACTTGGCCTTCATCAGGTGATGCGATTTGCTGGCATTTGAACTGCCGTAAAGTTGTTTCTCAACATAGGCTACAATCCTATCGTACATATCATAAGTGTATCGGGCTTCGGTGCTATACTGCCCATAGCACCCAACGAAGTAATGGCTTTTACGCAATTCGCCAATATCGGGCCGCTTGGCCTTGAATTGAACTGGCAGCATCCCAAGGTCAGCGTTTATTTGCGTTTGCGCCAATGCCACATTGAAAGCCAATTCATCGGGGAAACTATGCCCCCAATGTTTGGTTGCCAAATGTTCACGGTAATTATCCTTTGCATGCGCCCAAAACTGCGCCGCCTTTTCGGTCTTGCGCCAGTAGATGAACGAAGAATTTATCTCAGGTATTTCGCCTTCGCTTGGCAGATTGTATTCGGCCTTCACATCGGGCAACGGCAACCAAAGGCACGGCCACTTGTCGGCAGTTAGCGGTGACTTTGAAACCACTTGCGTAGCAATATCGAAGCCAGCGCAAGCCTGCCATAGGGTCTGCAGTTCTTGTACAGCCACGCCATCAATATCAATGTACATCGTTTCATCGTATGGCGAATAAAGGTCTAAATGAAGTTTAAATTTGCCGGGCGCAATTCGGCCAGTCGCATCGTTCAAGTGTTCATTGTTAATCGAAACAACCTTGTCGATATACTTGCGTTCACGTTCAGGCAGAAGGTTAATATCGCCAACAATTGAAATGGGCATATCAGGTGAAAAATGCGCCAGCGAATTCACCATGTTTTTCGCCCATTGGCCGTAGCTTGAATTGCCTGATAAGAATATAAGGTAGCCTTTTTTCATGGCTTAAAGGTAAAGAAAAAGCCCCATCGCTGGGGCTGATTCGGGTTCTAAAAAAGGTAAAGTTGTTGGTTTACTTTTCATCCTTTTTGTAAAGGTGTGGGTTGACTCCCTAAAGCCCGCCATTATCCAAAATCCATGTTAATTTATCGACCATAAATTGCGCTTCTGAACGCTTGCCGTCCCAATAAGCGTGCTGTGCATCAACTTCTTTATTTAAGTCACGGTTGTACTCAAATGATGCTGCCCTAAGCTCCATTTCTTTGATTAACTCTTTCAGTACTTCTTCTTCCATTTTATTAAGCGTTTTGTTGGTTAAAAGCATCAACATAGTCCTTCAAATGCACCAAGTCCACAATCGGGATTCGGTCAAAAATATGCCCGCTTTCGGGTTCAATCACCAGCAATTCACAAAGCCGTGTAGTTTGCTGCCAGTCAAGCATCAGCGTTGGCGTAAGCATCTTTGTGAAGATTGTGTACGGGTAGCCGTGCATTTTTTCAAACACTTCATCGTGCCCGTCTTCGGCGGTAAAGCCAAGGGCCATGATGTCGCAGTAGTTAATTTGTTGTTGCATAGGTTATTTGTTTTGGCAAACCTACAAAGAATATCAATGCGAAAATCTTAATAAGTGTTAAAACAAAAAAGCCCCACCGAAGGGGCTGTTTAACTTTGATTTGTTTTATTAAATTGATACTATTCTGTACCCAAAGTGCTGTACAAAAGTATCGAATGTGTTTCTACCCATTCTTTGTAAAATATTGTTTTTAAACCAAAGATACTTTTCTGTGCATCTTTCTATTTCAACTTGAACGGGCTGATTCATTTTTTCTGGGGACAAATTTACCCTTATTTCTACTATTGAACCCTTTTTTAAATCTGAAGCTTTCATAATTGTGTGTGTTTGTGTTTGTTTCTTGATACAATATTAATCCTTTTTTCAATACGAAAATCAGGCACACAAAATTACCCCCACTATTTTAACACTTTTTAACACTTGGCAACAAAAAAGCCCCACCGAAGCAGGGCCCTTTTGATAACCATGAAAACAACGCTTATTCAAAGATGCCTACAGGGGCATTGTAAAGAACTGGGAATTCATTGGGGGCAGATTGCCAACCGAAGGTAACAATGTACTGTTGAACATCGTTCTCATCAGCCTTGGCTGGTTTTGCGATGCAACGAACTGGCTGCTCAACTACACGAATTTCGTCCTCTTCGTAGTAAAACCAAGCCAATTTGTATTTGCCGATCGTGTTCAAAGTTTCGTAGAAAGAATCGTTGCTGCTATCTACGTTCGCATCCATCACCGACAAAGTGTGGTTGAACTTGGTCAAGATGTCGGGCGTACCTCTCCGTGGGTTGCTGATAGTAACCTCCTCAGCTTCGGGGTAATTGGCCTTAATCTCTTTGATAATGGCAACATCACCAGCGGCGATTGCGGCAGTCCACTCGGCAGCATCGGTGTAGTCAAGAAAGGTGTAATCGTTGTCAATTACAGCAACGGCAGATATGCCCGTTAGCCTGTTTACTTCGCATACGTTTTCGCTGTAAACTGGCAGGTTGTCAAAACAAGAATAACTCATAGTTTTTTATTTAAAGTTTATCAAAGTTAAGAACGCATACCCATACTTTCGTGTAATTGTCGTTATAATGCTAACTTTGTCGTTATGGACATGAGCCATTTGTCGCTTGCTGAACTTTTTGACCTTAAATCTGCGGTGAATAAGGCTATAAATCACCGCATTTCATCCGCTGCCGATGACTTTATTTGGCAACTTTGCGCCCATTACGGTGTTGATTTGAGCCAATTCAAGCAAGCAAGTAGGCGGCAGTATGCAGATATTAAGCGCATCGCATCGTATTACTTCGTGTCGATGAAAGGTTTAAGCCAATCCGAAGCGGCAGAAATAATCGGCATCAGTAGGGTAACCGTTGCCCAGCACGTGGCGAAGGTGCAGCACTACAAACGTTCAATCCCCGGCAAATGGTTTGCCATCTTTAATACAATTCAATCAGTAACAAAATGAAACCCGTAGCAGTAACAATAGGTGTTGGCGATTACCTGAAATACGCTGAAAAATCGGCAGCGTTAGTCCGCAAACATATGGGCCTTGAAACCCGAATAATAACCGATGAACACCTTGGCCATGCCTTGCGTTTGAAAGAACATTCGCATAGCATATACACCTTGAAGTTTAGCATCTTTGACATCTTTCCCGACCTTGATTTGGTCATGTACCACGACTGCGATTGGCGGCCTGTTCGCAACTTCAATTTGGCAGATTATTTGCCCGATTTCAAGGATATTTACTTTTGCCTTGATCGGGATAATGACCATACCAAGGGCCTTGAACAGCAATACAAACTAAAGCCATCAACCTATTTCAATGCTGGCTGGTTTGTGGCGAATCGCAAGCATAAGGCAATATTTGACTATTGCAAAAAGAACTACCACCGCTATGAAAACAAATGGGGTGACCAATGTATTCTTAACCAAGTGTTGAAAAATGTTGTAACGCTGGCCGATAAGCGGCTAAACGTAATGGATTTGAACACCGACATAAAGAATAAAGATGTGCTTGGCTTTCATTCATCAGGCAGTTTTTTCGTTCAAAATCCTGAACACAGCAATTATTCTTTTTACATGGGTGAATCGAAATGCCCAATAACTAAAAAGGCTATTTCAACCAATTTACTTTAATGCCAAACTCTCGGCAAGCCTTCACCATCATTTCGGTGTGCCTGCGCTGATAGTCCATTTTTGAACCGGGCAGCATGCCGGGCAATGTGCCGTTTGTTTGGTTGCATCCAATTAGCGTTATTTCTTTCGCCCCCTGCATCAGCACGTAGCAAATTGCAAGGTGCAGAATAGTCCAAAATTGAAAGTATTTTCTATTGCGCTTTTTTATGGCATCTTCAACCATTCTTTTGACTACGTGATATGGCTGGTCTTTTGATGTTTCAATATGGCCATGCCTTATGCGAATTGCTGGATGCATAATTTGAATATCCTTGCAAAATGGGGTGTCGGGTATTATTACATTTGTGGTGTAGCCGTTTTCGTAAATGCTTTCAAGTGGCTTTTTATGGCCTGTCATGGCATACTTCGTGCCGTACAAATACGATGCATCATTCAGGCCAATGCTATTCACGTTTTGCCAGTCGGCCAACCCTTTGTATTCTAAGCCCCTTGGGTGTTTGCCAATGATATACCAATGGCTCATTCTTCTTTAGGCGTATAAAAGCCTTCTGCTATTGCCCGATTTAGTACATCTTCAGGTACATCTTCGGTAGCAACTGGGATAATTTGGTGGCCGCAGTTGTAACCGCCACGATAGGCGAAGATGGTGCTGGCATCCGTGCCCCTGTTTTTGCCGTCCCAATCCAAACTTGCCCATTCTTGGATTTCACGTTTATGGTAGATTTTGTTGTTACGGGTTTTGCAGAAACTTCGTGTGCCCTTGACATCAACCCCTATGTACTCGTAAAACTCAAACCCGTAATCTTCGCTAACTTGCCGAATGTACTGGGCGTTTGATATGCTGTAAAAGTCGTAAGCGTTCTGTTTTGCATACCGCTCCATTCGGCCAGCGAATTCAGGTGTACCCTCAATGTTGTTTCTGATGTTGCGAATCACTTGCTGAAAGTTTTCGCCAGTTGATATGCTGGTATTCAATATCTGCTTAAACGATTCAACCGAATCATTAACCGCAGCGTTTGCAAGTAAATCGAATACCGTGGTCTTTGCGTTGGATAAGATAGCGCCAGCCGTTGCACTTTGCACAAATGCTTCTTTGGTTATTATGCCCATTAGCTTGCCTGTATCTTCAGCCGTTGCATCGATGCTACCAACAAAATCACGAATTGCCTTGCTGTAATCGTTGTTCATGTAGGCCGCCTTCATCTTCTGCACCAATGCCTGAATCTTGTTGAAATTGCCTTGGCTCACCAAAAGATTGCCAGCGTCATCGGTTGCCAGCGTTGCTATCTCGCTAACTATTTGTGCAAACGCTTCACGCTGCGCCTTCTTAACCCCCCGAAAAAAGGCATCAGGCGCATCTTCCATCGACTGCGCTATCTTCTTTATTAGCCTTTCTTTGGCGGTCATTATAACGGATTCACGATAAAGCGTTGGTCACGTTTGGCAACCTCAACCGTGCAAGGTGCGATTTCGGCATCGTCTGAGTAGTCAGGTTCGTATTCGCCAATCTTCACATACTGCACTCCGTTAATGTAGAAATTGCGGTGCATCAACCCGACCGCCACCGACTGGTGAACCGCTGGCCAAACCGCATCAATTGCAAGTTCTTCTACCTTTCTGCCGTTGCTAAAGAACGACCGCTGGTAAGAATCTACACCCTTGCGTTCTTCGTGCGCTATGCTGGTGATTTTGCCGTTCAGCAATCTGCCGTCAAGGTACATCGTGTTGGTGTAGCCTGTGGTGTAAACGTGGCCAAAGGCGTTTGTATCATTATCCCACTCCAATTTCATTTCGCAGTTGATAGGCTTTACGTGGTAGCACTCGCTGCAAGCAAACACATCAGGTTGAAAATCCTGTATCTTGTACCGCAAGGTAGCGCATAGCGTTACGTTGTTGTTATGGGCTTTGATAATGATTCGCTTGGGCCCGGCATTCATGCCGAAGTTCGATACCGTGAATATATGCACCCCGTTACTGCCGTGCGGCATCGAACAGACCTCAGAAGACAGGTCGGTGTTTTGAATGCAGACCTGAACATTGCCGTTGCCGTGTCCTGATATGGTAAGTTCAAATTGCACGTTGGTTACAATGGCATCGATGTCGCAGCCGATTTCTTCGGCATAGGCGAAATCCCCTTGCATGCTGCCGTCAAAACATACGTTGCTGCCGTCAAGTGAAATGCCAGCGGCTATTTCGGTGTTCCAGTTGCCGACCTCCCCAATCTTTTGGTAAACTGCGCATTCGTAATTGTCAGACAGGCAAACCGTATTATCGCAGCCGACGGGCAAATCAATGCACTTTTCGATGATGCCTTGGTTTAACGCTGCCCCTGTGTAGGTAAATTCAGTCCACTCACCGCCATTGATGCTGTATGCATAGTTCTTGCGAACGATAAATGCTTCGCTTTCGCATAGGCATAAACACCCAGTAAACGGCACGGTAGATGTTGAAACTATTTCAAGGTAGCTGGTGTTAATTGGCTCCCTGAAGTACCAATCAAACGTGCCGGGCGATTCGATGTTAATGCTGTCAAGCGTCAAACCAAATGCCGATTGAATTTGAATCCTGCCCTGCGCATAACTGCACAAACTAAACGTGCCACGATATAAATTAGTGGCTGCCAATGATGGGAATTTAAGGCTTAACTGCCCTTCAAATGCTGTAAAACAAATGCTGTGGTCTGTAAGTACACTAATGCTGCCAATGTCAGGTAGCGTATTTAAAACATGGGCATAAATCGCATACCCCTGCCCAGCAGAAAAGGCATTGGTTAATGTCGGTGTGCCTACCAATGTTAAGGTAGTAGCAGCTACACCGCCAGTATTTACTGCAAAGGTATCCCCAGTTATTGTATTGCGCACCAACATACCAACGATAATGCCGTTCACAACAAAGTTGCCGCCAGTATCAACTAAGGTAGTAGGACTGCCGCCCGTTGCCGTCCCAGTTTTTATCGGCAAACAAGTAAGCAAGTTATTGCCTATTTCGCCAGCCTTGAATTGAAAGCAAAACGGCTCACCTTCTTCCCAAGGTAGGCACATTGGCGAACCGAAGAAGTCGCATAGCTGGTCTATTTGTTCGTTGTATGAAAGCTCACCCTCCCCGTAGAAGATTGGGCTGCTGTATGGTATTGGTTGGGGTGTACGTATCGGCATATCACAAAGGTATTAAATTAACCGCCATCACCTTCTTCAGGTTCGGGTGTAATTGGGTTGCCGGGGTCAACATCGGGCTGCTCAGGTGCGGCCAATCTGCCCCTTGTTTCGCCCTCCGTAACACCTGAAATTATGTTTCGGTTGAAATCGTAAAGGTTCATTGACCTACTCTCCCCGTCATCAGTAACTTGGTAAAGTAGTTTTTGGTAGGGGTTGGCCTTAATTGTCTTCCACAAATCGGCATCGATATTCGCTTTCAATTGGTTTGTAAGCATAAATGAACCGCCCTTTTCGGCAGTTAATATTGTGCCGCCTTCACCCTCTAATGAATTACCCGAAATTGACCACCTCGTATCTTCGCTAAAATACACCTTGTAATATTCGTTAAGTGTTGACATATTGCGAAATTGAACTTGAAAAACATCGCCAACATCAGCGTTAAATGTGGCAAATGTTAATTCAAAATCTTTATATGCAACTGGGCCAGATTGGTCGAACTCTAAATCAATGCTTGTTTTCTTAATCGTTTTTTTCCCTGTCAAACTAACATCCCATTGCGCTACAACAAACCCAAACTTATAGTAAGATAAATCTGTTAGTGAAATTAAATATGGCAAGGTGTACTCAATATAAATAGAACCCTTTATCTTGAAAGTGTATAGCGCTGGCACTTGGCAAACCCATGTTGAATTTGTACTCACATACCCAGTACTTGGATCGCTGCCGTTTACCGTTACATCGGGAAACCCAGCAGTAAGGGCCATGTAGTTTATATTGTCGGGGGCCACCAAGTCGTCAAACACAGGGCCCGCAAGCGTCAGATTTGAAGCCCAATCACCAATAGGACTGCCACTAAAATAATCGTAGGTCAAGTACATATTTTTAAGCGGCACAACCCCGTTTTGGTCGTAAAGATTGTACTTGGCAAAAGGCAGAAATGCTATGTCAGGCACATAGTAAGCATTGAAATACTGCTGGCCAAAACTTGCATATTGGCTGGCGGCATTGCCCGGCAAACCTTCAGCATTGGCTATCATTACATTGTAGTTGCTTATGCTGTTGTTGAACACATTGAATATCGGCGGTGTGCCAACAGAACTAAGTACGGGTGTGCTTACATTGCCGGGTGCATTCTTGTAAAAGCACGAAATCAAAAAAGCATCTTCATCGTAGCTATCATCAAAATCGGGATTGCCGGGGGTGTTTAAAAACCGCATGCACATCACGTAATAGATAAGGTTGGTGTGTGTAATCAAAACACTACACCGCAAATCCCATTCGCTATCTACGTTTGAATTGTACTGAAAATAATAGTCCTCTTGCCATTGAAAAATAAAGGGTGTTTTGGGAACCCAGTTCCAGTTGGTCATTACCAATGCCGCCGCCTGAACCGAACTTGGTGTATCGAAATCCTCCCTCGTTTCCGAACTGCCAACAATGGCAGAAGCATACAGCATCGAAGTGTCTATGCTCTCAGTTACCCCAGCATCAACATCGAATAGGTTAATGCTTTGCGACTGCCGAAAGTAATCAATAGGCTCAACCCGAATTCGCCATTGGCCTACGTTGTATTCTTCAACGGCGAATGCCAAGTTGTATAGTTTCGACAAGTCCCCAAATAACTCATTCCACGAAACTACCGGGCCGATATCAATAGCATCACCTCTCAACTGACGACCGCTTAAAATATGGGCCGTTTCTTGGCCAACAACAGGGGTTAAATAATTCGATACAAAGCCAATCTGCCCATCACTCATGGCAGCAACAAGATACTTTAAAGCATCGTAAGCCGTCATTGACTTGCGGCCAAACCCAGGTATAACGATTGGCACAGGCAGATTCATAAATCTTATTTCTTGAACATCGGTAATGGCAACCGCAGAACTAATGTCTTCGCCCAACTTGCTATCAGGTGCGCCAAGGCTAAACCCAATGTTTACGTTATTGCGGATCTTGGCGAAGAATCCCCTATCAACGATTTGGCACGATACGGTCTTTTCGTATAGGTTAAACTCGCAATCACTTGTAAATATCAACCCATTAACAACCGCTTCAAATGCGCCTGAATGTGGGTTATAAGCCACGATGTTCAACGGCACAGGGGTGTCGTAGTCATCACGAAACCGCTGCTGCAAAAATCGGTAGGTGTCCCCAGTAAAGGTTATCTCACCTTCAAAGTCGAACAGCAAGCCACGGGCCTCTTCATCCCAATAGATGCGTTCTTTGATGTCTTCAACACCCATAGCATCGCCAGTTACGTTGATGCTGTTAAGCGTTACTATTGCGGTATTACCTTCCACCTCTTATTTTTTTGCGGTTAATTTTCATGGTTTCAAAGCCAGTCCTATTGACTGCCGTTTGTTCTTTTATTGCCCGGTAAAGTCGGTAGTCATCGAAGTTACTTGACATCTGCAAGGCCATTGATGCCGCCAATCGGTCGGCAAAATCTTCTTCTGCCTGTTTTTGCTGCTCCATTAACGCTGGCCGAACAAAGTTGTTGTTGATATACCCGTCAAGGTTGCCGTCAATCCACGATTTAGCAAGGCCCGGGTATTGTAGATTGTTTCGTGTTGGGATAATTGCCTCACCTTCGTGTGCCATTACTGGGATGGTGTCCTTCCCCTTTGGGTTACCTCCCCTTTGAAGGTAGGCCGTACCATCGTAGAAACTTGGCTTTGGGACTTCGGCAGTCAGTAGTTGTTGTGTTTGTGCGAATGCACTCACAACCGCCCCAACCATTGCGGCAATATAGCCAGCCAATGCAAACGGTGCACCGGGCCCAGTTGCGCTGGCAGCTTGCACAGCCCCAGCAATGGCGGCAGCAAGGGCAGTAGCCATTTGGATTTGAACCCCAACAACGGCTAAGGCTTTGGTGTATTCTGCGCCCTCACCACTCATCTGTGCAAATGCGCTAACCATTTGGCCAAAATTGCTTGACAATGTAGATAGGCCGTCCGATAGTGATATGTATGTTTGTTTCTGCGTTTCCTTTTCAACCTCAACCCTTTTGGCCGCATATTTCTTTTTGATTTCAAGAATTATTTGTTCTGAATATTCAGTAGCCTCAACCTTTGCGATTTCGTTTTCTTCTTGTATTGCAAGTTCACGCAGTTTGCGTTCTTTTTCGTTTTTAATTCCAAGCAGTTCGTTCTCTTGTTTGCGTTGCCACAATTCAAGGTAAGCAGAATACTTTCGGTCTTCGGCCTCTTTTGCACCTTCTTCTGATTGCAATCCTTGTTCTTCAAGAAAACGCTGGTAGTCCTCTTCGGCCTTTTTTAACTTTTCGTTCTGCGCTTGCTGCCTTGTTAGTTCTAACTGGTTATACTTGTCCTCAATCTTGGCCTTTAGTTGCCCCTTCTGTTCTGCGCTGAACTCTGCCGCCTCAATCGAAGCAAGGTCGTTTTGCTTTTGGATTTCAAGTTGCTTTCGCCCCCTTTCATCTTCATCAGCAATCATCATCAAAGTAAGTTCATCGGCCAGCGACATCATTTCTTTGTTGAACTGGGCCTGAATTTCTTTTAATTTCTTGGCACGTTCTTCGGATATTCTTTCTTGTTCGCCTCCATCACCGCCTTCATCACCTTCACCTCCTGAAACACCTGAAGAAACTGCCCCTTGAAACATGCTCCACTTTGCTTTTGTTTCTTCAACCTTTTGTCCGAATTTAGAAAGCGTACCCGATAAGAAACTGAATCCTGAATTTGACTTGTTTGCCATTACAGAATTCTTGTTCATCGAAGTATTGAAAGCATCGGTTTCGGCCTTTATTCGTTGCGTCTGCTGTGTTGTTTGGTCATAAGCATATTGCAATTCGGCAAGGTCACCAACACCGCCACGAAGAAGATTCTTTGCCCTTGCAAATGCTGGGAAAGCCCCCGTTTTTTGGTATTCGATATACTCCTGAACCGACTTGCGAACTTCATCGTAACTCATGCCAGTTTCTTGAACCAGCCTATCTTCTTCGGCAGTTATTTTCGCCTTTAATTCAATTTGCTTTTGTGCCGCTGCCGTTGCTGCCGCTTCAAGGCCAATCTTTTTAATACGGTTATCATATTGTGCATTAGCACTTGCCATTGCAGTAGCAAGTTGATTGTTTAAATCGAAGGTGTCCTTTAGGTCGGCAATGCCTTGTGGCGAAAGTTCGTTAAACCTTTGAAGCAGCCTTGCCCGTTCTTCGCTGCCGGGATTAGTTTTGGCTAATGCCTCGCCAACCAAGTTAAGTTCGGCTTGTTCTTTGCGAAGGTTTTCGGTTGCCTTATATGCTATCTCATCAAGTTCCCTTTGGGCTTCGTTCACCCCATTCAGCATATCCAAAATATCAGGGCCGTATGCAACCAATGCCGCTGCTGCGGTAGCCAATAAGCCGAATGGGTTTGACATTACCGCCTTGCTCAATCCTTGAACACCGCCTGTCGTAGCCTTTAACATGCCAGTCAGCCCACCCATATCTTTGATAAGGCTGCCTAACTTAAACGCACCAAACGCTGTTGCTGCAAAACCAATGGCCTTGGCAAACGACATCACATCTTCAGCGTCAAGGTCGCCCAAGAATTCGTTTAAAGAAGTCAATGCCGAATTAAATGTGGGCAGCAACTTTTGGCCTACCTCTGTTTGAAGGTCTTTAAATGTGGCCTCCAATATCCGCTGTTGGTTAGCAACACCATCCGAAGTCCTTGCAAAATCACCTTGGGCATCTGCCGTTTGTTTCAATATAACCGCATTGGCAGCCAATACCTTTTGCTGTGGTGTTAATGCCCCTTTGGTTGTTTCAATAAGGCCCATTGCCAATGCCTCCTGTTTCAAAGTGGCTTCATCCATTAACACCCCAAACCTACGAATCGGCTCGGCCTCGCCCCTCAACGCTGCACCCAATGCCAATGCTGCTTCTTCAGGTGTTGTATTTCCGAATGATGCAAGGTCGGCAGATAATGCCACAAGGTCGGTGCTGAACTTGCTCAAATCCTGCCCGGTCAATCCAGCCGATTTGCCGAATACACCGAATGAAGCCGCAGCATCAATGGCCTGTTGTTTAGATTGACCGAACTGCTTGGCTGAATTACTGGCAAAGTCCTCAACGGCCTTACTTGCATCCCCAAATATCTGTTGGCTTTTGCTTAATGTTTCGTTAAGGTCGGATGCCGCATCAATGGTTTGTTTGGTAAACCGAATAATCTCACGGGCAGCGAAGGCCGCGGCTATCTGTTGACCAAGGTTTTTGATGGTGTCTTTTAGGCCGTTTGCGTTTTTGCCTACGTCATCAAGGGCCTTTCCGGTATTCTTACCAGCGTCCTTGGCGGCAGTTTCGACATTGCCTAACCTACTTTTTAAGTCGTCTAATTCCTTTTTTAGCTTGGTTGTTTCCGCTTGAAACTCCAGCACTATTTTGTCGATTGCCATCGGCTTCTTTTGTTTTAAGTTTTAACAAGCGTACAAAATCGTTAATCGTGCCTGTGGCCATCAAATCAACGAACTGCGAATGCTCGCCATTACACAAAAATAAGCAATCGGCATCGAAATCGCTTAACCAATTGAAGACCTTATCTCTCCAAGAATCGACTTTAAGATGTCCTTCTTTTTTGCTTGAAACTGGTCGCTGGCTTGCCATAGCTGCTGCCATACGTCTGCCAGTTGCTCGGCATTGGGCAAGAACTCGTTCATTCCAGCGGACAAAAAAAAATCGTGGTTTACGAATTCACGCTTAAACAACCTCAGTTTCTCGGCCTGAATGGTTTCGTTAATTTCAAACGGGTTTTCATCATCACGGATCAGGTTCAACGCTGCAAGTTCAACAATCAAATCGGTATGCAACCCCAGTTCTTTGTGCCTACTTTCGGCTTCTTGAATTGCCCATAAGCATTGTTGAAGTCCTTTACCCCTATCCTTTCGGCTTTGCCCTTCAATCGCAGCAACCACGCTTTCACGGGCAATTGCCAAAATGCTGGTCAGTTCATCGGATGTTAACCGATTATCCAACTGAATTAAGACAGCCTGAATTTCTTTGTAACGCACCAACGGCACGTCACCGCTATCCCGAAACTTGTAGTATTTGTGGCCATCGATATCCACCATGAATTCGCAGCCTGCTTTCCAGTTCTTGGCATCAGGTTTCAAGGCCACCAACACCGCATCGGGGTAGTGTTTAACCAGCCACTTCGTTAATCTACTTACGACCATTTGGCAATTTTTAGAATGATACCGTTTAACCCAGCAAGGCAGAACACGAAGATAGGCCATCCGATAGCGGTCAGCGCATCAACGGGCTGGTTGGCGATAATCACGTCACCCCAGTAGGCAATCGTGCCGTAAACGGATGCCATGCAAGTAGGGCAGTCAATTACGGGTTTGGCCAATTCGGGAAACTGCGAAATGAATCGCCAGCGAAGGTCATCTAATATCATACCCTCGGCAGATGAAAGCCACAGGCCGAAGATGAAAAGCGAAGTTAAAAGAAGTGTTGTCATGGGTTATTGGTTAAAGGTTTCGTTGTACTGCTTTGCTTCATCTAGGTACGATACGATGTGTTTGGTGTCGTGGTGGTTTATTTCTCCCATCTCTCCAGCTTTAAGAACGTCTTCTTTTGTGTACCCCATCTGCTCCTTCTCCATTTCTTTGGCTTGTTTGATTATTTCTCTTAACAAAAAATAATCAGTAATTCTTTTATGTAGAACTTGGTACTCTATAAACTCTACCGCCGTTTGTTGTTTGTTGTTGTTCATGGTTTGTTGTTGTTTATTGTGGTTGAATCATTTGCGTAGAAGGTGCTGCCGTGTCGCTGCGCCAAAAGGTAAGAAGAAAGCCATCGTATGCCCCGTCAATTGGTACGAAGTTCGCCACATCATCACCGTCTGCCACAACGAATAGCGTATATGTTGTGGTGTTGTTGAAGAACAACGGGTTAACCGTCAAATCAATGGTAAGCATGCCACTAACGCTGCTCACTATATCATACTTTAACACCTTTTTTGAACCGTTATGAACGATAAATACGTCATAAGCGGTGCTTGGATTGGCAGTACCGATTTCAAGGTCGGCAGCCAATTGGCAGTTCGTAGGTGCAGACAACACCTTGGCTGGTGTTAAATCTTGGGGGCAGATAGGGTTCATTGTGCTTTGCTGAATTTGTTCAAATATACAGAAGAATCGGCAAAACATGGCGATGAAATTTTTACATAAGCATCTTTCTTGCCAAGTATCGCACTCCACAACTTGGCACCAAACCATTTGCCGGGCCTTTCCCAATAACCCACCACGTTCAATTCGTAGTCGGTTTGAATGGTCACAACTGCTGACTTTTCGGGATGCACGGTTGCGGCAAATTTCATGCACATGGTGTCAAGTTTGAATGATTGGATTGGGCATGGCAATGTTTCGATGTGCCACCTATCAACCTCTACCTCAAAGCTATCAATCTTGGTGCGCCACTTTGTGCGATACACGAATTCAACCCTACCACCTTTAATGTTCAGGCTGTCCAGTAGCCGCTTGTTTTCGGCTTGTAATTGCTGGTTAGTCAATGTCAATGTTCGGGCGGTTGCCGATGCTGTCTGCTGAATTGCATCGTAATTGCTGGCATGCCGTTCGGCTTCGGCCTTATAGTTACATGACTGCTTACCCAAGATGAAAGCGGCAATCAGGGCAATGATGCCCCAATGCCGCAGAATAAACCCAGTCCAGTTCATCGTACCTTGCGATTGTCAATCCTAAAATTCTCAACGCTGAAGCTGCCGTCTTCTTCGATTTCGACAATGGCCGCACCGTGATTCCACTTGGTGAAAGCGAATGGCCGATATGCTGGGCGCAAATCGCAAAGGCAACCCGTAGAAAAGCAAGCAACTCCTTTGCCGTTTAGGTCGCTTTCGTGATGCTCAGATGTTTGATGGTTGTGGCCAGCCAAGGTCGAAGCCTTGCCACGTAAGAACAACCCACGTGCTGGGTTTACCGGGCTAAAGATGCTATCCCCAAATTCGTGGCCATGTATTACGTTTAGTTTGCCGAACTTGGCTACCTGTTTGCTGTCGATTAACTCAATTTCAAATTCATCCAAGCCAAGGGCTTTCTTTAATTGCAAGCCGTCAAGGCCGTGCAGTTCAGGTGCGTTCTGCAAGATGTAACGTTCCCACCTGTCCTCATGGTTGCCCAACTTGTAATATACATCAACGCCAAGGTTTGAAATGCCCTCAAAGAAGTTTCTTGCCATGCCGACCTCAACAACGGCAGAAGTAATGGCGGGATCCTTCTCCCAACGGCTAATCTTGGCGAAGTCGATTACATCACCATTCAGGTAAATCCCGTCAATGCCTGATTTGAAGCCGTAATCAATTGCCGTTTCTAATGCCTCCAAAGAATGGTAAGGTATGTGAATGTCGGATAAGACCAAAACCTTGCGGTGATGTTTTGGCAAATGCCAGTCGGGCTTGCTGGTAGTTTCGCCACGCTGAATGAAATTTGCCATATATTCGCTGGGCTTCATTTCATCTCTAATAAACTCAGGGCGAAGTGTGCCCGATTTTTTCGCCCACTGTCTATTAAAATCTCCTACAGTTCCAATGCGATACCTAATCGCCCTCCTTACACCGTCAATTTCTTTGTCGTTTTGCTCAAACAAGCCCGGGTTTTCGGCCACGATTTTTCTTGCTAATGTTCGGGCAAAGAATCCCGGTTGTTGTTCATTAAGGTAAGCCTCAATGATTTCAATCTTTTGTTTACTCATGGTTTCCATTTTTGGTTTAGCCAAATGTAGTTAAAATACAATAGGCTAAACCTTTTTTAAGATTTCTTAACGGTTGCCCACCATTTACGTGCATCGAAACAAGGGCAGGCTTTGGCAACATTCGGGAAGTCCCGATGGCCCAATACCTCAGCATTGGGGAATTGTTTCGCAAGTTTGTTCACAAGTTCGGCCATTGCCTTGCGCTGTTCTTTCGTGCGGTTGTCCTTCGGCTTGCCATTCTCATCAATGCCACCAATGTAACTGATGTTGATGCTATCATGGTTGTGCCCTTTCACCCCGTTGCTGGGTTTGGTGATTGGCCAGTTCTCAACTATTTTGCCGTCCCGTTCAATGATAAAATGATAGCCCGGCGAACGCCAGTTTAACACCTTTTTGTGGTAGCGGTTGATACTATCTGCCGTTGCCGTTACTGCGCTGGCGGTCGTGTGTAAAACAATGTGGTTAATTGGTCGCATCTTCAAATGAGTTTACTGGTGTAGGGGCAACCCAAGGTATCAACGGCAAGTCCTTTACCCAAGCAAATTCTTCGTTCACCGTTTGGTCGATTTCTTCAATCGAAATCACCCAGTTTGGGGGTTCGTTGCCGTCTTGGATTGGGTTAAAATAACTGTCGGGTGCGTACAACTGCCCGACAAGTTTGTCCTTTTGTTCGATTGTCAGCAAGCCTACGAATTCGGTTTCTTGCCCTAATGGTATTTCGCTTCTTGTTATCATACTTGGCGGCCTAATGTTGTTTGAAAAGCCTGTACGGCGGTGTAGAAGTTGAAGGCTTCGGTGTCAGTTAATCCATCACCTATTGATGCAAATGCAACTTCTTTGCTTGAAAAATATACCGGGTTTTGATTCACGTTTGATGCACCAATAAATATTGGAATGTTTATGCCTGACATTGAACCGCCATTATTGGTGTTCGTAGTTCCAATTTGCAAATTATTTTTAAATGCTTTGTGAATTATTGCGCTTGTTCTTGTTGAAACATAAAATCCTCTTGAATCAAAGTTTGCAGCCTGAACCCTTGCTGTAACCCAGTTTAAATAATTGTCGCTTGAAAAATTGTTTAAAAATCTTGCATACATTGCAAATCTATCCGGTGTAACAATACCAATTTCAACTTGCGAGCCATTCACATCTGTTCTTGAATAATAAGACATGTGAGTGTCATTTTCTGTTAAAACAGGATTTGGCGATAAGAATGTTATTGCGTACGCATTTGTGCCGTTTGGCAATGCGCCTGTTGCTGAGTGCGTCCACCCGCCTGAAAAAACTAACCTAAATGCTGCGTTTGTGTTCGCAGGGTTTATAAGGTTAAATTTATGCGTGGTGGCTGTGCCGCCAACAAAAGGGTAAATAGCCTTCATTTTCCCCCAAATGCCATAATTAACCAAATCCGAATATAATGTGTTGATGGCAGATGTTATTGTCGCATCGGTAATTCCCGTAGCTATAAGAAATGCTTGTGGTGGCGTAATGGGTATTTCCCCAGCCATCATTTGTAACCTCAACCGCCTCATTAAACCGCTGGTGTTATGATGTACCCAACATTTGTTCCCCCCATCCAAAAGAACACAATCAGGTTCACTTTGGTAAGGTCGTAGTTAATCGGCCCGAACTTTACCGCTGTGCCGCCCGTTACCACAATCACAGGTGCAACCGTATCATCGTGGTAAACGATTTGGTCGATACCCCGTACAGCATTGGTCAGGCTAACCGCTATGTTGCCCGTTGCTGGTGCGGCATAAGTCCCGTATTCTTTTGGGGTGTCAAGCGTTATTGATGTGCCCGTAGTAGTGGCAACCGTGTTCTGTTTGCCAGCTAATGCAGTATCCACGTAACCTTTATTCGCCGCATCACTTGAAGCCGATGGGCTTGAAAGAACCGTAATCGGGTTGTTGCCCATGTTTATTGGGCCAGTCATTGTACCGCCAGACAAACTTAATTTGGCAGCAAGGCCAGTATCAACGTAGCCCTTGGTAGCCGCATCAGTGTTGTTGGTAGGTGTGCCAAGATTCTCAACCATTTGGCCGCCCATATCAATATCACCCGACATCGTGCCGCCTGAAGTATCTAACTTGCCGCCCAAGGCATTATCCACATAGTCCTTTGTAGCCGCATCGTCAGGCGCAGAAGGTGCAGCAAGGTTTTGAAGTTCGTTGCCGCCCATATCTAAGTCCCCCGTCATCGTGTCCCCTGACTTCTGCACAGCCGTACCCACTTGGCTTAATGCATTGTTTGCCGTTGCAAGGGCATTGTTTGCGTTCGTGTCGGCAGATGCCGCCGTGCTTGCTGCGCTGTTTGCTACCGCCAAGGTCGAAGCCATTAGCAATTGCTTGGTCGTTTTCTTTGATACCCCAGCCTGCACAACGTACAGCAGGTCTGCATCGTTGCTGGTAGTCGCAGCGGTTAGTTGTGTAACTTTTTGATTCGCCATTAGATTTCGATAAAGTCGTTTGTTTCAGTTAAAATAAAATCACCGCTTTCAAGCAGCAGAAGGTCGGCAATGCCGGGACAAGATGCGCCCACGATGCAATTCAAATCGCCCGTAATGGTTAAATCCACCTCCAACATAGCGGCCGCCATATCCAGCGGCAACCGAAGGTCGATGTTGTCAAATACCCCCTCCAGCGTTTCTGCCCCGTACTGCCGATTGGTGACAACAGTTTTGATTCTGTCAAGGCCAAGGGTTGCCCGTAGGCTTGGGATATTGTCAACGGTAATGGCCTTTTGAAGGGCCAGCAATATGTACTGTTCAAGGTACTGGGTATCATTCTGCCAAGTGCTGCGTGTACCAATCCAATGAAACTTCAGGGGGATGGTAATCTGCACCCGTTCTTTGTTTGCCCTGACACGATCCAGCAGTTCAATATCTTCTGCCCCGTTCTTCAACCAAAAAGACATGCCGGTCCGCCAGTCAAACCTTGTGATGTAGTCAAGGTTGCCTTTGCCATCGTAAACAACTGGGAAAGTACGCAGGTTGCCGTCCTTGCCCGTTTCTTCAACAAGTTGGCAAAGCGGCCGTGCAACTGCCGAAACATTGGGCAGCCGTGCGTTCAAATAAGATAGAATGTCGCTTATCATTTAAACAAATCTACGACAATTTGTTCAGCCCTATCGGTGAATTCTTTGCGTTCAGCATCCGAAAACTTAAAAGCGTGACCATATTTGTCTAAAAGCGCATCAACTTTGCCCTTCGGGTTGCCAGCGTTGTAGGTCATCCCTGTCGCTATAACAAAGCCTGTGTCGCTAATTCGCAGTTCAGGGTTTACGATGGATTGCAGATACATTTGGCTAAATAGGCGAAACAACACCATCTTGCCCCTGCCCAATGCACGTTTGAATTCTTTGTAGCCACCTTCGTATGTGCCTGCTGCCGATGCTACGGGTGATTGGTTTCGGCTAATGCTTATTGGCTTGGTGCTGTACTCAGGCTTAATGGGGCCGCCCCCAGCGTCTAAACCTTCTTGAAATACCCGTTTAAACTGCTTACGGCCTATCTGCGAAGACAAGCCAACAAACCGCTTGCCGTTGATTGCCCGTTCTGCCTTGTTCAGTTTGGCTATGTAATCTTTCGTAGTCATTTACCCGTGATGCGCTTGATTTCGGATTCGACTTCGCTTAAAAGTTCGTATCGGTAGTAGCTATCAACCCCGTCCACGTGCTTAACGCCGTACTTCAGCTTGTCGCTGCCGTCATAGCAAATGGTGACTACAATCGCCGGGCTTTCAGGGTCAATCTTAGCGAAGACAATATCGCCGGGCCATAGGTCGTTGACTTCAAGTAATTGGTTTACGTGGTCTTGCATGGTTATAGTTTTATTTTGCCAAAGAATGGTTTGTCGCTTACCGACTTGTTGCCACGGCAAGACCAAAGTTCACGTGCCCAATAGTTCGCACTACCTTTGCCGCCACCTTCTATACCTTGTGACCTTGCGCAGTAGCTATCCCCTGCTGACGTGCCGGGTTTAATTCGGTAGCCGCTTGCCCCGAAATGCACGGGCGGGTTATCGCCGCATTGCGCTTTGTACTTTTTGCCCTTGCGGTCGGAGGGCCCGATGTTGCATCCTTTGTATTCTGCCATAGCCTAAATTTATGCAATCGGTTTGAAAGTGATGGCTTTTTTACTTGACACAACTTGTCATTAAAGGTGCAAACACCACTTGTTTCGCCCCTTAAATGACCACTTACCTAAAAATAAACTGCTTGTTGTTGGCGTGCAAATCGTACCTTAAGCAGTCCAAGGCATCGGCACGTTTATCAACCTTCGCCCGGCTGCCTTTATCAACACCGCCATCAGGTAACGCTTTAACAAATTCGCAGTCCCTTATCAAAACCTTGCACTTGGGGTTAATCAATATTTCATCATAGTTTGAAAAGATGCTATTGCATAACCGCCGTGATTCTTGGTGGGGTGGGTTTGACCGTGGCACAAGTAGGTTGTTGGTGCTGATGCGCATCCTGTCTACAATCTCCGACCACATATTTTGCCCGACCTTGGCGATGACCGACTGCTGCCGTCCGCTGGCATCACCCGTCACAAAGTACAACCTGTTCTGCACTTGTGCAGGTGTTCGCCTGAAGATTTCTTCAACCATTGCTTCAATGAACGTCTTGCCTTGGATATGGTCGGCGGTAAGCGTTATTTCATCGAAGTAGTGAATGAACTGTTTACCGTCTTGGTGTCTGCCACGATGCGCTAAGATAGCGGTGAATGGGTTGTTGTTGAAGTCGATGCTGACGTACACTGGCATGCTGGTGTCGTAGGTGGCCTTAGCCCCAACGTGCTTTTGCCTGTCAAATGAATAAAGCCAGTTCAGTCCCGACATCGTAACCCGATTCGCCAGCACTTCACGCTTAAAGGTCAGGCTGTCGTAGGTCTTTTCTAACTGTTCGATATAGCCTTCAGGCAGGTTCGCCCTGTTGTCGTACGTTGTGCCGATCGTGTGAGCAATCTGCTTTTCGCCCCATATCAGTTCATCGATGTCGGGGTTGTCCATCGGTGGGGTCATTGTCCAAAGCGTTCTGGGAAACTTCGCACCTGACATACGTCCCATGACGATATTCAGGCTATCAATGGCCGCATCTTGCACCTCATCCCCCCAACACCAACCAAGTTCTATACCCCGTATCATGGTTTCGATGCTGAACGTAATCACTTGCGCCCCGTTCATAAACGACCACACCCCGTTGTGCTTTTCAAACTTCGACTTATAACCGAAGTACCTTTCAGGGTCTTTATTGGCCACATAGTGTTCGCCTTTAAAAAGCCCGTATGCTTCAAGCACGCCAATGAATTCGGATAGCGTTGCCGTGTTTAACTGGCTAACCGTATTTGAAAAGATGCCGCCCTTTATTTCTGGCTGATGAATGATGTTGTGTAATGCCCAATGCGCCCCCGTTATGGTCTTGCCTGACCGAATGCCGCCGACATAAGCATACAGCCGTTCGGTTTCGCTGGCGGTTAGTGTTTGGTGCTGCTTCGGGTTAAGGTTATACTTCTTCATCGTTTTTCACGATGTTGAAGGTAAAGTTACTTGGCCACTTGACGTTCTCACGCTTTTCTTCGTGCTGCCTGTTATACCCCCGTGCCTTGCCTTTGCTGTTCAGGTAGAAGATTATGGCGGTTGTGTCCCCCTTGTTGATGCGGTCAATTAGCTTGTTTTCGACAAAGTCAAGTTGAATTTCGCTTATTTCGTTTACTTGCCGCTTGTATTCTTCATCGTTCTTCAACCAGTCATAGTGGCAATCCCTTGAAATATTGGCCGCCTTGCAAGCGGTTGTAACAATGCCAAGCGACTTTTCAAGGGCCTCCAGTAGCAGTTTTTTTCTATTGTCGGTTTTGTTGTTTGGCATGTTACTTCATTGAAACATTAAACCCTCGGCTTTTTAGTTCATCGAAAAGGTCTTCCAAGGTGATTACATCGGCCTCCACAATCAAGCTGTTTGCGTCTTGTTCTTCTTCATCGTTGGGCAGTTCAGCATCAAAGCCGGGTATATCCAATCCCCACCTTGTCAATTCTTCAGCATCCCATTCGTTGGCCAAGTTTTCCCAATCCCATTCGCCATAGCCAACATTATCCTTAATCACAAATTCATCCTTTTGCGCATCGGTCAATCCTTCGGCAACCACAATCGGCACTTCTTTCCACTTCAGTTCTTGCATGGCCTTAAGCCGCATGTTGCCCCCTAAAACGGTCATTGTTTCATCGACCACTAAAGGACGAATAGTAGCCATTTCAGGAAACTCCACAAGCGACGCAACCAGCTTTTTGAATTTTTCATCCCGTATAAATCTTGGGTTACGGCTGTTTCCCTTCACCGAACCGATTGGTACAAGTTTAACCATTTTTCACAATTTCGTTAATTAAATTTGCGAAGCTGTCAAGGGTGCGCACGATGTAGTACCGCCCCCCGTTCGCTTTCAGCATCTTTTCAAATTCTTTCTGCTCATCACTTTGTCGGCCATTACCCATTTTCAGTTCGATGCCGTGTAACGTGCCTTTGTAGAAAAACAGTAAATCCGATACCCCAGCGACAACGCCCATGCCTTTTAGTACCGCCCCGTTTGATGCGTTGATTGCCCTGCCGTTGGTGTGCCAAAGGTTTCGGTACAGGTCAGGATAATACTGCCTGAAGAAACGCACACAGGCCAATTGCAAAAGATGTTCACCGACTTTGGGCATAAGGCAAATTTAGGCCAATAGTTTCATGTGTGCAAGTGTAACCATGTGCAAGCGTTCAAAGTATGGCAGAAAAGCCCTTTTGCCAGCGTTGTATTTCAAAATTGCGATATGCGATTTGGTAAACATGCCAAGGTCATTGATGCGTTCACCCCCTATGTTGATTTCGGGTTGCGGTTTGCTAAAGTCAATACCTTGCCAGTAGGCTTCGATTTCGGTGATGTTCATTGCGGCGGTGTATATTTACCCCAAAAAGCATTGCGCATTTCATCGGCCTTGCTTGGCGGCGCTTCAACTACCCGATTGGCAATGATGCCCAACTTTTCGTAAATCTCAGCACGAAGATGGTCAGGGCATGGCACACCCTCATCTTCGGGTTCGGCTGGCAAAACCACCTTTGGCCATTCGGCAAGCGGCATCACTTCGACCTCCCCCCGAAGGTCATCACCCGGCATGATAATCGTTTCCCATTTTTTGAACCGGGACATAAGCCTTGCATCAGGCTGGCCGTCCGTCCCGAATCGTGCCAATATTTGGGACAAAGTGTTGTTTGAAATTATGCCAGTAATAAACTTGCTATCCATTCGGCTTTCGATTATGTCGTACAGGATCGTGTTCTGCCGACCAAACGCACCGACCGCTTCATCTGCCCCGACATCGTCAAGTATCAAATGCCCGTACTTGGTTTTGTGAATAAACGCCAAGATGAATTCATCAGGGTTTTTCATCGCCGCATACTCACGAAACAGATGCCGCATGTTGTAGAAAGTAAACTGCTTTTCGGGTTGGGCCGCTAAAAATAACCGTGTGTAGATTGTCTTGCCTGTGCCCGTATCACCCGTCAAGAAAAACGATTTGTTGGTGTCAAATGCGGTGCAAAGCTTACGCACGGCGGCGGCACGTTCTTTGGTTAAAACCATTTTGTTGGGTTGAAATACGATGTTTGCCAGTTCAATTGCACGGCGGTCAAGGGTTGTTTCGGTTAATGTGTAGGTTTTCATTGTGCAAATGTATTAAAAATTAAAACGGCATATCAGGTGAAGGGTTGGCCAAGGCTTCTAAACGCTTGGTGCTGCGTTCTGCTGCTGCTATCGTTGCTGGATCCAGCCAAGGTTTACCTGCCGGCAGGCTTGTTGATGTGCCTTTGGCTTGCTTTTCTTTTCTGCCGTATAGCTGGGCCCAGTTCTTTTCTGCTGCGCTCATAATTGCGGTGTACATTTCGGCAACCGTATGCCCTTCAATTTCTTTTTTTGAAATCAGCATACTTTGCTTGGTAATGACCTTCTTTTTTTTCAGCCACAGCATCGTTACTTCACGAAGGTTTTCATCGGTTTTGAAATCACCAAGCAAATCATTGCAAAAATCTTCACGGGTGTATGTGTTTACACTCTTATTACCTTCTTTAATTATTTCTTTATTACCTTCTTTATTATATATGCCCTGTGATGTGCCCTGTGATGTGCCCTCTGTTATGCCCTTTGATGTGCCCTTTGTTTGCCCTTTGGTCGTTTCTAAACCTTGGTAAACCCCCCAATTTACAAGTGTTACAAGCGAAAATTTACCGTGCCCTTTCCAAACGATTTCGCCACTATCTTCAAGAATTTCAATTGCCCTTCTAACTTGCTTTTTTGTCAGGCCGCATTGGTCACCAAATTTCTCATAACTGGTAACGAATTGGCCAGCCTGAACGGTTAGCTTTCCGAACTTTGATTGCATGAAATTTGCCGAAAGTAGGCAATGAATAAAGGCAGATTTTACAGGCAAATCATGATACCATGCCCAATCTTTTATCTTACGATGAAGTTGAATGTATCCGCACATAGCGTTAAAATTAGTAATGCCATGCCCCGAAGTCGCAAAATCCGGTAGCAATTGGGAACCATCCCTCGGAAATCGCAGCCAACGGCAGCATGGCAATTTTTGTTAATCTATTCATTTGGCATTTGGCTTGCTACGGCCTCATCAAATATACAAAGAATCCGTCAAATATCGCACCATTCAGCACCTACTTTTATGGCCGATACCATTCTCAGCATGTACTCAAACGCATCATGAAACGGCATTGCATTGGCGTTGGCAACCACTTCGTTTACCATGCCTTCAATTGCCAACCAACGGTCATCTTCTTGGTAGCCGATGCTCCATTTTTTACTGCTGTAAATTAGCATAAAGTCGCTGTCGCTTAGAAAAGAATACCAAGCCACATCTTGCTGGGGTTCGCCACCGAATTTTGACAATTCAAGGCTGTATTCATTGTCCAAAGGTGTGCATAGTGGCCACATATCTTGGCCGATTACTGTTGTGCCGTTTCTAATGCCTTGTTCGTGCCTTTCGATGTCAGCCCCGTATGGGTAGCTTTTGATAGCGTAGTCGAAGGCTACAATGGCAACGTGGTCTGGATAGTTTGAAACAAAGTCCACAAGGCCCTTGCCGTTCATTTGCATGGCCATCATAACTTGCATCTTTTCTTGGTTGTAGGCGATGCCGATTTCGATTAGTGATTTTTTGTTTTTTGGGGCATAGTATTTTTGCCGCCATGCCAATAAATACTTAACGCTGCTGGCATCAAAGAAATGCCCCCTTGCTGTTCTGTACCCTGCTTCATTTAGCTTAAAAGAAATGGCCGCCAATGTCATGCTGGGGACATCAATGCTTTCAAGGAAATCAATGGCAGCTCGTCGGCTGTCATCTTTCTTAATTTTAGCAATTCGCTTGTCAAAGGCTGCCTTTCGGGCTTTAATCAAATGTTCTGTTTGCCGTTGGCTTATTGTTCTTTTGCTCATGGTGTGTGTATTAAAGGTTAAAGGTTAGTAGGTTTTGACCAGTTAATTCGGTAGCTTGAATTGTTGTGCTTTTCGATTTCAAAGCCGTTGGTTATCAGCTTTTGAACATCTTCATCAGCAATCGGGTTAAATACCCAGCAGTGAAATTCGCCCTGCTTAGCTTTTTCAAGGCACATGGCTTCGATTTCGGCCATGGTAATTCTTGGCTTGCTGGTGGCCAAGTTGTAAAGGTGATTTGCGTAGATCATGGTGTTTGTGTTTATGGGTTAAAGGTTATGATAAGTGTATTCTTTGTTAAATTCTTTTTGCAATTCTTCTATTTTGTTTTTTGCAGCTTTGGTTTCTTCTCTTAAAAAATCAGCATCAATTTCTTTGGTGTTTTTAAGCATTTCTATCCTTTTTTGCTCTTTGATAATTTGGCTGTGTAGTGTTTCTAACTTTGTCATTGCTTTGTGAATTAGTGTACAGCAAACCTAAAAAGAATATCAATACGAAAATCAGATCTACTAAAATACACCCAGCATTTTAACACTTTTTAACACTTGGGCATAAAAAGAAAAAGCCCCAACCTTTCGGCAGGGGCAATTTCACACCTAACACACTATCTTAGAATGGCAGGTTCTCGCCATCGGTTTGCAGTTCAGGTAAACGGCCACCGCCAGTTTCGGTACGCAAGCCGCCAAGCAGTTCGACTTGGTTCACCAGCACCTTGATGTCGTTGCCGATCTTGTCGTTGCCTTCTTTGTCTTTGTAAACGTCAAGAACAGGTCGGCCGCTAATGTACACCTGCGTGCCTTTGCTCAAGAATTTAGCAACCCCAGCAGGCTTGCCGTCCCGACCGAACAAGGTGCAGCGAAACCATTGCGTTTCTTCGCCTTTGCCAACCGCTACAGAAAAGGTAGTGATGTCTTTGTTTTTGCCGACCAGTTCAGCGTCTTTGCCGATTCTGCCGATTAATTGTAGTTGTAACATGGTTTATTTGGTTTTGATTAGTTTCTTACGTTGAATTGCTTTGCTTACGATATGCTGGCCGATTTCTTTGCCATCCATCGACAGCCAAGACAGCAGATGTTTTAGGTCGGCTGCCCGGTTGGCGCACGTGCCGATTATCAGTTCGCCCTTCTGCCCGTTTTGGGTAATGGCAATCGAAGCGGTTGCCGTTTCTTTGTCGGGATATGACCTGACAATAATCGGTACATCTAAGTAGGTTGGCCGAATCATTTGGGCCCAACTGCCGTCCTTGATTTGTTCAAAGCCAAGCTGTTCTAATTGCTCTTTTCTCATGGTTTGTGTGTTAGTTGTAATTAATTGACGTGAAGATAGGTGTATTTTTATTCATTTCCAATTCTTGCATGACCATTTTTATATGCTCGCAAAATTCAATGCAGCGCATGTAGTATTGCGGGTCGGCCAAGATAGAATCCTGCACAAACTTGATGCTGTGCATGACCGTTGCATGCTCACAATTCAGCATTTTGCCAATGTCTTGAAGGCTCATTGATGTAGCACAGCGCATCGCAAACCTCATGGCATGCTTGAAGTGTTTTACTTCCCTAAACCTTCGCTTGCTGTATGCGGCTTCGTAAGGCAACCCCCAGTAATCGGCAGCGGCTTTGATGACCGCCCGTTGATGTTCGGTGCGCAAATGCATCTTAAAGAATTCATCGTTTCGGCTGTTGATTATCCGGTCGATTTCGGTGCGAATCTTCAACAAGCTATCGTTGTCCTGTTTCAAAAGATAGCGTTCAAATTGTCGTTCAGTCATTGTAATTGTGGTAAAAGTTCAACTTCGATAATGTTTCGGCACATTTGTACCCGTTCGTAGATAGCCTGAATGGTTGCCTCGTCATAGTAAATATCAAACACCTTCAACCGATATTTGGCTGGGATATTTGTCAGGTCAAGTTGTATGCCGCCAAGTTCTTCAGGTGTCGGCATTAAAACGTACACCAACTGGGCCCGTTTAAGGCCCAACAGGTGCATGTACCCCTGAAGCTGATACCAATATCCTTTCGGTGGGTTTCGTTCCCACATTGGGAAGGTAAACACGTCCCAAGGGCATTTAATGTCAACAACCGTGTTGCCGTGAATAACGTCAGGTGTGCCAGTTAAGAATTCGTTTTCAAAGAAGGTTTCGTTTTTCTCAGGCATAAACCAGTTAAGGTGCTGGCCAGCGAATTCAATGGCTTCATCTTCTACCATTCGGCCCTTCTCCATAGGGCGGCTGTCAATCTGCTTACGCACCCCGTAGATTTGTTCGATAATCCAATCTTGTAGGTACGAATAGCATGTTGCACCTGCGGTGTCCTTCCCCCTGCCATTGGCCATAATTTGACCAATGGCGCTGCATCTGATTTTGAAATCTTGCA